AGCTAGATATGCAATACTGGGATAAGGTTAATGGTACTACTAACTGGGAAGATGCCATTGCTAAAGTTAAATCAGATAATCCTAAACCATAATGCCTAGAAAGTCTGCTTCGAACATAGCTCAAGAAAGAGTTGGAATTAGATTGAGCTCACATGAAAAGTTATGTGCAGAAAGAATGGACCAATTAAGATTATCAATAGATAAGTTAGAAAAAAAAATAGATCGATTATCTTCTGATGTTTCAAGAGGAAAAGGCATAGTTGCAGTATTAGTATTTTTAGGATCAATATCTGCTGCTTTAATTGGTTATCTAAACTTAAAATAAAAAAAATGACAATGATAAGAGAGCCAGGAGACTGGCAAGAGGATTGGTGTAACTTTACACCAGATGAATTTAGATGCAGCTGTTGCAACAGACTAGAAATATCTTCTGATATTATGGATCTATTACAAACTGCTAGAAATGAACTTGGTCCTTTACAAATAACATCAGCTTATAGATGTCCAAGTCATAACAGCAGCGTTTCTTCTACTGGAGAAAATGGACCTCATACAACTGGGATGGCGGTTGATATACATGTCTCTAACTCTCAACATAGAAAACAACTTATTGATTACTTTGCAACAAAAGTAACTGGATTAGGAATTGCAAAGACTTTTATTCATATCGATTTATTAACTTATGAGCATGGTTTTGAGATGCGACCTAACGCATGGAAATATTAAATGTGGCTTGCTTTACTTAAAAATCCTCTGACAAAACTCCTGGCTGAAAAGACCATTGGAGCTGTTACTCATAAATTAAAGAAGGATGCTATTATTAAACAGAAAGAGTTGGATCATGCAAACAATGTAGATATTCAATCTCTTAAATCTTCTGATAATTCATTAAAAGATGAATGGTTAGTTATAGTATTCTCACTTATTTTCATTGCTCATTTTATTCCTCATTTTCAAGAAGCTATGATGAGAGGCTGGGAGATCCTGGAGTTAGCTTCAGATTATTTCTGGATAATTATTTTGACTATTGTTGGTGGATCTTTTGGAAGTTCTGGAATTACTAAATTCCTTAAAAAGAAAAAGTAAATGGCTCGTCAAAAGTTTGTCCATTTTATTCCAAGAGATAAACCAAAAAAGCTAGGTCCTGGCAGACATAAGAAGAGATTAAATAAATCAGAAAAACGAAATAAAAAATTAACTAGATACAAAGGTCAAGGAAGATAATGGCTAGGAAAAGAGATAGACAACCTCCAAGAACTAGAAAATATTATAGGTCCACAAAATCTGGAGCTGGCATGACAAGAGCTGGCGTTAAAAAATATAGAAGAGATAATCCAGGCTCTAAATTAAAAACAGCTGTTACTGGAAAAGTTAAGAGAGGATCAAAAGCTGCTAAGAGAAGAAAATCATATTGTGCAAGAAGTGCTGGCCAAATGAAAAGATTTCCTAAAGCTGCAAAAAATCCTAACTCAAGATTAAGACAAGCTAGAAGAAGATGGAAATGTTAAATGACAAGAAAGACAAATACAATGTTAATAGGATTGTTAGGAACAATTCTTTTAGGACTTTCAACCTGGGTACTCATCACACTAATAGAACTTCAAACAGTTGTTGCAGCAATGCAGCAAGAGTTTCTTTCATTAGATAAAGTTATAGGTCGTATCTATTCACACATGGATAGACTTGCAAATTAAAATGGTCAGAATAAAAAGAAAAAAAAAAGAATTAGTTATTGCTGTCAAGTGTGATCAGTGCGGAGAAGAAACTGAAACATTTGTTGTCAATCAAGAATATAAAAGGTTTTGCAGATTACAAGTTCCTGGTTATCCAGCTGAAAAGGATTGCCATGAAGATTACATAAAGGAGAAAAGTTATGCCAATGGTAAAAGGTAAAAAGTTTGCATATACAAAAGCTGGTAAGAAAAAAGCTAAAGCGTATGCTAAGAAGAAGAAGAAGAAAAAATATTAATTTTATTTAATAATTTTAATATTCTATTTTTCTTTTTATTTCTATAATCTATTGCATTTATACTACGTCTTATTTCTAACATTAAGTCGTAGTATGGATGTCCTCTCTCTAAATTTTCAAACACTCTTCTATGAACAACAGTGTGATTGAAAGCTCTCCTGATAGTTTCCTTCTTTAATTCTACATTAACAATACTCATGCAACCTTATCTGTTCTTATGTGAACTATTTTTGTTGTTGCTGTTTCAGCATTAACCATTGGAACAGTTATTGATCCAGTGTCCTTTGCTCTACTCACAATATAATCTCCAACTAATTGTTTTAATTCCTTCTCAGTCATATCTTTCTCAACAGCATCACTCATTTTGACTTTAAAAATCATATATCAAATTCTATTTTTATTTTTGTATGATTATTTAAAAATTCTAAATTATCTCTCATAACTTTTGTATAAACATCAAAATATGCAGCTGCAACTTCTACTGATGGTCTTATGTTTTGATAATTTTTAGTGATCTTAATTGTGTTAAAATCAGCTGTGTACTCAGGCATGTAAATCAAACTTCCATCTTCAATCAAATCATCAATTATTTTATAAACAGTTTTATTGGAAATTTTTATTACTTGGTAATTACAAAGCATTTCTTTAAAACAAGGTTTGCCATTTACAGACTTGTTCATAATTTTATGAAGGAAAAACATTTTATTATTATCATCAAATTTTTTTAATACTGGATGATCATGCCAGTGTGTATGAGCATCAATATTGATGTAACATAACTTAGTTAATAATCTTGCAACTCTAGGAAATTCCTTTTGTACAGTCCAAGAAGCATTTATATTTTCTAAATGTGGATTAATTAAATTCATCATATCTACTACTCTTTTTTTTTGATGTCTCTTCATTTTAATTAGAGCATCGCTATAGTAACTCTCAGGTTTCTCAGTTCGAATAATTGCTTTTTTGGACATAGGATAAAATTAGCAAATATTTTATTTTTTGTTAATAGGAAATTTTTTCTAGTAATTTTTATCTTAAAATCAAAAGTTGTATTAAAAAAATGACTCATTTATCTAGTGAATTTACACTATTATATTGTCCTATTTAGTGTTAAGTTAAAATTACTATGGCTTATAAAAAATGTAACAGTGAAAATAAATTCACACTAATTGGTTTTGACACTTCATGTTAAATGAAATAAACATTGGTGTCTTTCAACATTCCTCGGTAGCTCAGTTGGTAGAGCAGTTGACTGTTAAGCCAATCTTTTTTGCACGTCATAGTTTTATAAACAATAACTATGAAAGGCTTAGTCAAATCATTTTACTATCCTTGATAATCTCTCATAATTTGATGTGTAGAAAAATCATTCACTGCAATTCACTAAGTGAATATAGTGATACAACTCATGCGTCTTATTTTAGAGTAGTTTATCATTGTCAAGTTATCTGACGAGACTATGAAATATCTATGAAGATATACAGAGTAACACCAAAAAATGGTAAGTGGATTGTTCAAAAGGTAAGCGACAGATCAACTGTTTCTCCTCATCCATTTACAAAAAAATCAGAAGCTGAAGATTGTATGTTTAAACTTGTAGCAGCTGATAACAAATCAACTATCCAGGAGCAGCAAGGAGGCGAAACTGTTGTTGAGGCTTTTAAAGATTTTGCTTCTTGGAAAGTAAATCAATCTGATCAAAGTACCAGGATCACTGATCATTCTATGAAAAGATATGATACTGAGTACAGATTAAGAATATCTAAACACATGGACCATAAGGTCTTGCTATCTAATTTTAATGTCCAGGATATGGAGAATTATTTAGATGCTTGCAAGGCAGCTGGTGTTCCTTTTAAAACAATGCGTAAGTCAGTTAAAGACATAAAGCATTTTTTAAGAAGAATGAAATTGCTAGGTAAAGATCCATCTATGGATAATGAAGAGTTTGAAATTCTTAATTATCATAAAGTTGTTCCACATGATGACGATTTACTTTACAGAAAAGAAGTAGATCTTATTGGAGACAATCAAATAAAAGAAATTTTAAATAAATTATATTTAGAATTTAATACAGATCGAAATGCAGCTAATGCTTTTGGCATATTTTGTATGTTATTTTTATTTGGTCTTAGAGCTTCTGAATTAGCTGGTCTTAAAAAAGATTGTGTTGATTTTGATAATGAAGAGTTAATCATTAAAGGTACTTGGATTAATCAAACTTATTACAACAGAACTAAGAACAGAGGCAGCAAAAGAAGAATTGCCATGGATGAAAACAGCATTAGATTTTTAAATCTTTGGATGGATTATTTGGAAAAGAATAATAAATATTCTTCTTGGTTGTTTCCTGGTCTTAAAGGCGATGGACCATTAAGCTATAAATACATCAATGCTACTGTTTGGAAAACTTATGCAAAGATGGGATTAGCTCAAATAGATGTTAGAAGAGATGGTCATGTTAAGATTATATCTTCTCCATTAAAAGGCCATCCAACTAAAATCTTTAGACATAGATTAGCATCACATTTAATATCAGCTATGAATGCAAATCCTTTGTTGGATAAAAATAGAGTAAAGACTATTCTTGGTCATACTCAATTTTCTACAACAGAAGGTATCTATGGTAACAAACTAATAGATAAAGACAGAAAAAAATTAGCGGATGCAAAAGCTGCTGCTAATAACAATTCATTAATTCCTAATTTTTCTAAAAAATAAATAGGTATGTAAGGTCATGGAGACTGCTTAATCGCAGTCTCTGTGTCTCTGTGTGCGTTTTATTTTGGGATATTTGACCTTAAAAGCTCTGCTTGTAAGTTTTCTTTATATATTGAGTTTTCTTTTTTTAACTGAAAAATTTCTTTTTTTAAATTATCTACTTCTTTATATAACAATCCATTCATCTTTTTATGCTGGGTTTCTACATTCTGAAATTCAAGCAGCTGCTTCTCCAGGCTTTCTATTTTTTGATTAAGAGCTGCGATAATGTTCTGATGCTCTTTGTCTAAAATTATTTTTTCTTTAATCTTGCTTTTTATTATCTGCTGCATCTGCATCCTCTAAAACTTCATCCATAACTAAATCATACATGCCATTAGGATTTTCTATAAAAGCTATCTCTGCTTTTGTTTCTTTAATTATTTCTTTACAGTGATCTTTTGCTTGTTCCAAAACAGTTGTGAGATTTGGAAAGTTAGAAGGATAAACACCATAAATATATAAATCATTAATAGCTGCTGCTACTCTTGATAGACCTTGGTATCTTCTTTTTAATCTTTGTATCTTGCTATCATAATCTAAATTATGAGGTAGGTTACTCATCAGTTTTTCTCCATTTAGTATTTTCTATTTTTATTTCCATTTGTTTGACCTCCTGGGAGACTGGATTTGTTCCTTGAGATGCTTTCTCTTCTGTTTCAAAATGTTCCTCCAGGACAAAAGCAGCCTCTCCAGTTGTTGTTTTAATTATTTTTGACATGATACTTTCTCAACAACAATGTTACCTTCATCTACTGTTTGTCTTAGATGTGGTTTATTATTTGTCATCAATACCTTAGCAATTTCTTTGCTTTTATTTGGTCCTTCATAACTAACTAAAATGAGATATTTACAACCAGCATCAGGATCTGTTTGTTCTTGGATTTCTATGTCAACTAAATCACTATCTATTATGCTCATTGTTGCTCTCCAGGAGCTCTCTCAAGCACTTCATTTTGTTTTGTTTCAGTATGTATTAAACTTGGATTTAAAATATCATTAGGTGTAACTTCAAAAAAATCTGCGAACTGCTGTAATCTATATGAGCATGGCAAATTTTTTCCGCTTTCATATTTTTCTATTTGTTGATGTGTTACTCCAATATGTGCTGCTGGAACTTTTTGAGGCATAAATTTTTGTCTATTTAATCTTAAAAATTTAAGATTACCTCCAATCATTGCAGCAAATTTAGATGTCTCATTAGTTTTAACTCTTGACATTTTGGTCCTCCAAAAATCTATCAATATCTTTTTGTATTATTGATGTATCAATCTCAGGAGATCTATCTGTTGTTGCTTTAAAACAAGCATCAGGCATCTGCTGAAATTTTGTGTGCATGTTTAAAAAATATCCAATCGATCCTTTTTTGTTTTTGATATACCAAGATGTGTTATCAAGTCTTTTATATGCACCAGTGTTTGGATCTAAGAATTGTTCTTTACTCATTGAGCAATAACTTTCTCTTTTTTTTCTTACCATAATTCCTCCATTATTTTATTTCTGGTTATTTGTGTTGAAAGCACTGAGATAAGTCTCGATGCTATTTTTTGTGGAAACTCTATTGTTTCTCCATGATTTGCTAATAAGTTTAATTCAGCTGTTGTAATGTAATGAGTATCATAATGATCATGATCCATCTTTAAACAGATAGATTGAACAAGTTTTGCATGAACTAATCTTTGTTGTTTTAATTCTTGATTATCTGCTTGCGGAAAATTTAAAATATTTGTCTCAATCTTTACTTCTTCTAGGTCTTTTTCTATACTCATTTTTTAAATACTCCTGATACTCTTTGTAAAATTTTTCATCATTATTGAATGTCGATCTGTTTGCCAGTTCTTGGTTTAGTTTCCACTCCAAGTAACTCATCGGTATCAACTTCTTCATCTTTTGTTTTGTGCATGTCATGTGATTGAACTATGTAAGCAAGAGCATCATCATAAGTATCTTCTTTAAATTTATGTGTTGCTCTTATTAACTTTGCCTGAGCATAAAGCAGCGGTATTAAATATGCTGGTATGTCTTTTTTTAAAAATGGATCTAAGAGGATGGACCAAGCAGCAGCAATCTTTTTCATATTGCGATTGAATGATCCATAGTCCTCTTCTCTGGATTGTTCTAATTCTTTTAATCTATTGTTTAGATTTTTTTTCATTAGATTTATAATCCTCATGAGCTTTTTGTATGTAGAACTCAACTGTCTTAGACATTGAGATTGGCAGCTCAAATTTTTTCTGCGAAAGCTCTTCCAACAACTGATAAGTTTTGATGTTGATTGCAACAGATTTAAATTTGTCTGGGTTCATTATGCCTCCAGTTCAGCTGGATCAAAGCTAGTATCAGCAGCTCCTCCAGGAGCATCAGCTGGTTCAACTCTGTAAAAAGTATAAAAGACTGTTCCTTCAGCCATCTTACCTTTACCACTAGCTTTTTGCTTGTAAGCACCAAATTTATGCTTAGTTCCATCAACAACAATTGTTCCTGACATATCGTAAGATTGTGGAGACTTTTTATTTATTGCAATAAATGCAGCTCCTAAATCTGGTTTTTCTTTTTTTTGTGTTTGTTCATCTGACATTAGATTACTCCTCTTTGTTGCAGATTATTTTTTGCTAAAGTAAATTTTTCCATAAAAGCCTGATAGCTCATTGGATTTCTTGACTTTAGATCGGATAGGAAAACTTTGTTTTTAGAGATCCATTCCTTATAGCCTCCAGCATGACTAACAGCATTTAACTCTGTTATTGCATCCTGGATCTTTTTATCTTGCTGCTCTATTGCAGCTGAAACTTCTTCTGCTGATGCGATTTGATCGTTTGTTATTCCAAGCATTGCTAACATTCTGCCAACGCAACTGCTCTCGCAATTTTCAAGTGCTGAAGTTTGATTTATTCTTGATGCAGTTCTTTTTTCTTCTGCATGACCAGTCGCAATTACTTTACCACCAATCAATCCTGATGCTTTCATAACAACAGTATCTTTATCAACTGATATAATCTCAGTTAAGATCTGAAGTTTTGCACCAAGGTTTCTTCTTACAACAGCTATTCGATGAGCAACTGTTGCGTATTCTTTTCCATGGATATTTATCATTGATCCATTTTTTGATCTTTTAAAATCATTGATGGTTGTAATAACATCGTCTGGAATTATAGTATTATTGTCGATAGACATATTACTCCTATTGTTATTATTATTATTTTAAACAGCCGCTTTCTTGCTGCTGCTTTTTTGTGATCAGCTTTGAGCTGTCTATAAAAATCAGAATGAAATCTATCAAAGTCCATTATGAAACTTTCCATAAATCTTTTGCTTGTTTTAATAATTCATCAGGTAATCCATTCCAGGCGTAAGGATGATCAAAGTTTGGATCTATCATGCTAACAGCATGCTCTATAATTTCTTCTTTAGTATAACCTTGGTATTGAGATAATAATTTTTCTCTTCTAATAAAAGTTCTGTTCATGATTTGTAAATTTTCAATCATGCCTTCAACTGTTAAATGTTTGCAGTTAATGCTATCAAAAATTTCATAACCATTTGCTGTTGCGTAAAGTAAATAAACTGGAACTTTAAAATTCCAATGTGCAGCATAAACCGCACACTGGACTAGATGATTGTAGCTAGGTGTAGCTGGCGGAGAAGAAACAAGGAAACTCCTCGTACCATCTTTTTTGACCTTACCAAGTCGAGAATACTTGGTCTTGAGTTCGACAATTGCTTTTGGAAGAGGAGAGCCTGAGCCATGAAAAAACTCATCTGAGGATTTCTCCTCTGATTGCGGCAAACTTCCAAAATCAAAATCAATTCTGCCAACGACTGGTAACAATGGAGAAGAAAGGTAAAGCTCCATGTCCAGGCTATCTGCGTCTATTGATATTTGTCTCTCACAAGTGCAAGGACTTTCTACACCTAACTTTTGTAATCCAGTATTTGCATGCTTAATAATTTCTGGAACTTCTTCCAAATATTTTATTTTTTTATCAGCATCTTTGTCGTCAACTGGATTGTAATCTTTAAAAATTTCTATTTGTTCATGGGTAGCCTCCTCTAAAGTTAATTTATTATTTGTAGTTGGAGCAACCTTTTTGGTTGTAGGATGAATTTTATAAACTGTATCTGCATAATGTTTTTGCAGTGCCTCTCCTACTCTTTTTCCAGCTTCCATAGCAGAGTTGCTATCAAGCATTTCTCTTCTCATCTTTTGGTCCATGACTACATATTTAAAAAGCCAGGCACTATCAGGTATTGAGAATTGTGTTGGAGAGTAATGATTAATATTTAGTTTTTGTGCAAAGAGAGGAAGTGTTTTCTCTTGTAAAGGATCTTGTAATTTTTGTTGAAAATCTTCTTTCAATATCATGAGAGCACATATAATTATGTGAGATTATATGTAAAGTGGATTATCCAGATTGGATAAAACTATTTTTTTGAAATATCTGATTTGGTACGATTAGATCTGATTGAAACTATTTCTGCTCTGTTGTTCTTCATATGTGCTTCAAACCATTCAACAAATGCAGCTCTTGGATATAATATTTTATCTCCTAATCTAAAAAACATTGGTCCTTGATTTGCCAATCTCCATTTTTTTAATGTGTTTTTTGGTATTTGAAAATCATTCTCTATGTCATGATCTGTTGCTGTTTGTTTTTCTTTTTGCCAATCTTCAAACATTATTTTCTCATCCTTCTTTTAGTCATATCTAAAATGTTTGCTTGGTCATCTTGTAATTTTTTCATAACATCAGTTTCTTTTTTAAATAGTGCTGACATAATTCCAGATTTCTTTTTTGTTTCTTCATTAATTTTTTTTGTAATCTCTTCAACTTTATTTAATAAAATTTTAACTTCAGCTTCAGCCGCTTGTTGTGCTTTTGCAATTTCTAATTCTTTTCTTAGCTGCTCTTCTTCTCTAACTAATTTAAAAGATGGTATTGATGATTTTAGTTTTGTTTTATCTACAACAGCTTCTGGATTTAAAACTGAAATGACTGGAGTTATAAAGGTAGGATTAAAATCTTTTAATATAAATTTATCTTCTCCAGTTACATAAGGATCAGGATTTATTAAATTAGCTTTGCCTCTTACTTCTTCATATAAACCAAAATAATAATACTCTTCTATAACATCAGGAAAAGGCTCATGCTCTTTTCCAACAATACATAATTGATTATTTACATTATCTTCTTTAGTTGTAGATCTATAATAAAAACAAACTTTGTTGTGATACATAGATCCTCTTGCATCAATTTTAATTGCTTTCATATCATCTCTAAATAAATCTCTTGGAACAATAACTCTTTCTAATTCAGATTGAGCTGCATAAGCATATAATTGACCTGGAGCATAATAAGTTTCCAACTCAACAGATTTTAATAAATTTACTTTACTCCAGATTGGAATTACTTTTTTTTCAAACATTAGATCAACTGGATCACAATTTAATTTAGCAGCATATTCTTCAGCTACTTGTTTTGATATTTCTCTATTTCCTGATGTGTGATGATAAATTGTTGGAGCTGCTATTCCTGATGCTTCAGAAAATTCTTTAGCATTAAATCCATAAGTTTGTAGATAATCTGAAAGTAATTTATTTGGTTTTCTATTTACTATTGTTTGATCAGTTTTAATCCATTGATCATTAAATTTTTTTATTAATTCTGCTGCTTGTCTTTTGTTTTTTTTATCATTTAATTTTTGAATTACTCTGTCAAAAACCGCATCTTCTGGACCAAATATAATTAATCTTTTTTGATCATCATCTTTTTCGCCAATCTTTTTTTTATATAAAAGTAATACATCTGCTTTTGCAACGCCAAGCAATCCTTGAGGAGCTATCTTAACAATTTTAAAATCTATAAGTTCTGCAACATTATTCCAGTTACCAGCTTTTCTCTCTTTTATAGGAGTTTCCATGTGTTTTATATACAGGCTCAACTTAAAGTTTCAACTATTTTATCCATTGTGGATAATACAATTGACAAGTTATTTTGTTAATATATGCCTCAAAATATGCCTAGAAATCAATATTTTGATCAATTAGTTACACCTTTTAGTTATTGGCATAGATCTCAACATAATGGGATTGCTTATTCTGACCTGGACATGGTTTCTATTTGTCCAGCTTGTGCTGCTCCTCTGCTCCTGGCGGATCATATTTATAATAAGGATAATAAATTTAGATCTAAATCTGAATGGCTTTATCGACCATATAAAATTATAGCCAAATGTTTAAAAATTCCTTTCTTTACAATTTGGTATTCTGTTGACGAAAATACAGAAAACAGAGAAATTACTGAATTTCATGTTCGTAATAACCTCTCAGAGCCACGCATATTGCGATTAGAGCCTGATTGGATGCTCCAGTACCTAGAATATAAAGTGCTGCAACATGCTCCGCAATGTCCATCAA